GCGTACTCAAGCCCGCTAAGGCTGCAATGACCGGCGCCTCGAAGACGGCTCTGACGGCTTGAAAGCTCATTTGAACCTCCTAAAAACGTTGGTGATTTGCTGGTCGATGACGCCTGGCATCTGAGCGTTGATGTACTTATCAAACCAGTTCTTTTCGGCGGTTGCGTTGGGAGCATCGCCCCCTTTCCTACCCCTAGTTGTCGGTTTGAGGTCCATCGCATAGAGCCTGTAAACCGCCCGGTTGCCGATCGTGTATCCCTGCAGATCCGGTGATTCAGGCACATCGATGTCAACGTATTGAGGAGTTTTGGGCTGCCTCGGAACCTCCAGTGGGTTTTTGATATTGGCTTTGATTGCTGTCTTTCCGACGTTGACCTGCCATACGTCAGAAAAGAAGCCGGTCCAATACGGGCCTGCGACTTGCAGATCTCGCACCACTGTTTCGGTCGCCTGCTGCACACCCTCCTCCAACGCTTCACGGAAGTCGGGCACCAGCTGGGTCAGAGGCTTGCCCATTACTGCGGCCTCACGACGACTTCAAAGCTGATCGGATTGTCGCCTCTGTAGGTGACAACATCAATCACCTTGCAGTTCTTGTTTCCGCTGGGGAAGGGCACCACAAACCGGTCGGCCGTGGTGATGTATCCGTTGGCGATCTGGCCCGGGTCGATGATCAGTTTGAAGTCCGACTGCTGGAACACGCCCTCATATTCCTGGGGCTCCAGCTCCAGCATCACCGCCTTGACGTTGAACGTCGTTTCGGTGCTGCTGACCAAGCCGGTGGTTGGGTCGTAGGTGCCAGGGTCTGACACTCGGATGTACTGGCAACTGCTGCCCCACTCCGCTACCAGCGGACCGGCTAGTGGGCCAAATACCGAATCAGCCTTACTCATGACCTAACCCTCAGCATTAGGCCGACGCCGCCAACAGCTCCACCGCCGCCAATCCAGCAGCCCAACAGATCTTTCAACCAAGGAAACGCGGTGATGATCTTCGGGTCGTTGCAGTTGTCGCAACTGGTGACAGTAGTACCACTGTACTGCTCGTATTCAACTTCGAGCGAGCCGAGTTTCTGGCGTTTTGTAAATGTCCCGGCAGATGCTCCCCCGCCGCTTCCTTCTCCAGGGAACAACCCCGGATCGGTGGTGTATTTGATCGCCAGGGTTACTTCGGCTTCCAGGATTCGGTAGGGGATGCTGTCGCATTCACTGACGACGCCATCGCAACTTGCGCCAGATCTAGGCCACTTCAGACGCTGCGTTGCTGCGCATCTGTTGCCCGCGTAAGTCAAAGTTTCCAGCCAGCGGGTGGCAACAATCAGCGAAAGGTTGCGTTCCTCTTCGCCAAGAGCGGCCCAGTCACCTCCGCCTGGAATGTTGGCGGCTAGTGCCACCGCCGTCGTCATGTCGATGTAGCTGTTGCTGGTTGCCCCGCCAAGCGTGGCGTCGAGAGTTACTGCCATCAGAGGGGAACCGAAATCACGTCGTAGCCACGGCGCCGTAAATCCTTGCGAACACGTTGAGCATGTTCTGGCACCAGATCAATGACGGGCTGGTAGTCATCCGGCACATGTTGTGGGGGCAAGCTTTCACTTGGTTCCACATACAACCGAACTAAACCCATCATCGACATTGACGCGGCTAATCCACTTTAACTAGGCAATAAAAAAGGGACTGCCGAAGCAGTCCCCGTGTTTCCTCGTACTAGCCAGGCTAGGTCAGAAGGGGGTGTTGACCAGAATCTTGACGACGTCAGTCATCTTGATCTCGGTGAAGGCCAGCTCCCAGTTGGAGCCCTCTTCGAGGCCGTCGTTGTCAGGGTTGTCGCCAGTGCCTACCCACTTGGTTCCGTTGACGTGGAAGCCGTAGTGGTAGTCAACGGCTAGCACATCTTGGAGCGAGAGGATGTTGCGGTCCGCAGCAGTGCGAAGCTCCTGCTGGACGCCCTCAGCGACGGCACCGTTGGCCATCATGTAGCAGGGGTAGACATCCTCCTCACCCGATGTATCGGGAGCAAGCATGTCGTCGACCACCACGCGGAGGCCCATGAAATAGGCCACGTCAACGGAGCTGAGCCCCACGCCACCGCCACCCCAGGTGATCGCTCCGCCGGTAGACAGTGCAGAGGTGGAGAAGGTCAGGGCACCTACCTGAAGCAGGTAGTTGTAGACCGCTGAGTGCATCGCAAGGATGGTCAGCTCGTCGCCACGCTCACCCAACTTTGCGCGACCGCCGATGACGGAAGCTGCAGTCAGGTAGTTGGCGTCGCTCAGACCAGCAGTCGTCGAAGACGAGTTGTCGTAGACGTTGGCGGCTAGAGCTGTGTCAAACAGACCTTCGAGCTGAGAAATCAGCACCCGGGTGCGCAGCTTGTTGATCGCCTTGGTCAAGTACCCGCGCACAGCGGCCAGAGGATCAGCGCCCGTGCCCATCTTGCTCAGGTCATCAGCTGCGTAGCTGAAGCCTCGGTGGAGGATGGTCATGATCTGATCACCTGCGGTGATCTTCTGCGGGTTCAGGTAACCCGTGGTGGTGCCATCACCGCCCCAAGTCGAATTTGACTCGATGATGGTCTCAGCCGGGTCAATCGGCTTGAAGAACGGAACCTGAACTCGGGTGCCGCCAGAACGGCAATCGAGTGCAGAGTTGCGAACAAGTGCGCCGGATTGAATCCACTTGCACTGGTTGTAAATGTCTTCTTGGGTGTACGCCAGAAACTCTGGACGTGTAACCAAGTCGGAGAGAAAAGTTCCTCCGTAGTTGCCTTTCCAAGCAGCCATTGGATTAAAAAATCAGGGTTTACCGTGAATCACCCCTGCATGGCTTCGGCTTTTAAAGCCTTGGCCAGTTCAGGATTCTTCGCCTCTAAAACCATCGCCTCAGTGAGGTTGCCGGTCCTGTACGGATTGGTTTGGCCGGGAGCAATTGAGGTTGCGTTGCCGCTAGTTCCCATCCCTCGGCTGCCGCTGGCGCCGAAGTGATGTTGCCATTCAGTCGATTGCTTAAGACCTGCGAGGTAGTCACCCAACGGTTGTTCCACGCCCGAATTGAGAAAAACCGGGTTGCCTTCATCGTCGGTCCGTAAGCCGGACTGCAACAGCGTGAACATCTGTTGCGGGTTTACTGCGTTAGCACGGCCAATCGCAGTCAACGCAGAAGCTTTTAGCCGCTCTCTTTTTGCGCTTTGAGCCACAGACTCAAGCTCTTGCTTTAGAGAGGCGGTCTCGTTGAGCAATCGAGATTCGAGCTGTTTAGCCCGTGCCTTTTCTTGCTCGTAAAGCTCCCGAAATGCTCCTTGATCCTCCAGGTTCTGGCGGACGGCGGACTGTTGTGCATCCTGTACTTGGGCCATCTGCGACTTCAGTTCATCGAACTGACGTTGCAAATCGTCCTTTTCCTTCTTGGCTTGCTTCGCGTGAGCATTAGCGAGACCAAGTTTGTGCTTCAGAAGATCCGAAGATTCGTCTGCTGCACCTGGAATAACAGGCTTATTGAGTAGGGCGGGATCGACGGGCACAGCCACGTCGGTGCTGGTCACGGACTCAGCAACCGCTGTTTGCTCAGACATCAACAGTTAGAGGTTTACATCACAAATATAGTGCCTTAGCTCGACTAGGTAGTCACTTAGTTCTGGTAGTCCTTGTAGCAGGTGGTTTAGGTGCTGTCGGTGGTGGGTCTGCTTCTGGTTTCTTTTGTGCAAGTGTGATGGCTCCCGCTCCTGCAATTAGACCCAGCACCGCCGCTAAAGCTTTCTCGCTGTAGTTGTCAAACCGTGCCCCAATATTGGGACAAGTCATGGCGGGGTTCTTAGACCGGCTACAAGCAAAAAGGCCGACGCCAAAGAAAAAGGCGTTGACCGCGAGCACTGCACCCAGAAGGTAAAACAGAAACCGCTCGCGGTTAAACGGTTGCATTAGAACGTGAATCCAGGGATATTAACGTGATAAATAGTATTAACAACAGTGGCATCATCCTTAAAAATTGAGTGCTTATTAAGCCTGATGTAGTTGTTATTGTTATTGTTGAAACTCATCTCCGTCCAACTACACAAATACTTAGATTGCCCGTTTGCTGCGTGAACACTACACAACTGCTTGAAGTTCATGCCACCGACCAAACCTGCATTCGAGTTGACGTTTAAGTCGATACCGTCCTTCGTTACTGGATGGAGGTACACGCTGCCGTTAGCAGCAACAAAGAATTCTCCAGAACCTAGATTTTGAGCACCAGTATCCGCTACACACTTCCAACGGAAAACTGGGTTGCGTTCGTCAACGTACTTTCGATTAACAGCTTGATCCTCAGAGCTAGGATCTGCAAGATGCGAAAGTCTGCATCGACCGTCTTTGTAAGTCCTGAAGACCTGCTGAGCACTACCACCATCTGGATGGGTAACAAGCTTGAACTGGTTTCCTTCTGTTAGTTCAAGGCGATAAAGATCAGGGTCATCGATTTTGAGCTTCATCCGCTCTACTTTGCTCGCATCTCTCCACCTGATATAAGTTCCAGTGTCTCTATCGAAATGAATAGTGTTCGTGAAGTCCTTATTACCAGTGATGGTCTGAGTTGTACCTAGCGTGATGTAATCAGCCCGGTGTGGTGTCCAGAGTTTATTGCGAGCATCATAACCAAGTAAAACATCTGTAACCTTAGTGATGTCATCAGGGTTGATATCATCAGGCTCTTCAACACTAACCTCAGAAATAGAAACAGTAAGTTCGTAACCTTCCCCGTTTCTAGCTGCGGTCATGAACTCAATAAGTTGAGTTGGAACCTCAGTCAATGTGATTAGATACTGCTCACCGACAGCATCAAAAGTCACACTTAGAATTTCATAACGAGCAGTAATGTTATGGAATTGAGAAAGCGGACTCTGGATCTTGAGGTGAAGCTTAGTACCAACCCTCAAGCTATCTACGAAGTCATCCCATTCAAATTTGAATCCAGGATTATGAGAAAGTGCAAGGATTGCACCCTCAATAGTCCAAGCTTCAGACACCATACGGCCAATGGAGCTGACCCAGTAATCCCAACGATTAGGATGCAGAAGTTCTTCACCAGCTCGTCTCTTGAGCTTGTTATTGATTCGAGTAAGACTAAGGTCAACGTCAGCAAGGTCATCCAGTTTATATACTTCTGACCCTGAAATAGCTGCAATATCAGAAGCATTCTGTTCTACTTCAGACTTAATGGCAGCGGTAATAGTATCCTGTAAATCCTGGCTAGCATCAACCTCATCCTTGGTGTAGTAATCGTCAAGGTTGACACTGACATCAATTGCATCAGCATAGTCCTTAGCTGCTTGTAGTGTCTCAGCGTCACCTGTAGTGACATCCAACACACGCGCAGCATGATGCGAAGCTTCAGGTTCGCGGAGGTTATAAAGACCTAACTCACCACGACTAAAGCTGATATAAGTGTCAGAATTATTAGCACTAGCAATACGGAAGCTATTTGTGACTTTGTTATCTTCATCCTTAGCTAGTAGGTTGCTAAGGTCAACAGGTGCGTCAGGGGAACCAGGCCCATCAGGGATATCGATATCAGCAATAAGCTGATCAACCTCACTCTTGGTGTAGTAGTTACTTAGGTCTGTTACACCACCACCACTAACATCCAGTGTCTGTGGCACCCACATCTTCCTACCCTTGTCATAACCAAGGAAGGTTCCAGCAGTGACTACGGGTGAGTCGGGGTCAGGATCAGGGTCAGGGTCAGGCGTAGGTTCAGGTGTGGGATCAAGGTCACTACTTACTAAACCTGCTTTGAGAGTTACATTATCACTTTCTTTGCCAAGATTAGAAGTGTTGGTTACAACATAAGGAGGGTACGTAAATTCAATGTTGTAAATATCAGCACTTGGTTTAACAACTTCAACAACAGTACAAACTTCATCGAACTCCCTGCCATCAACATTAGATACCAGGCTCATTTCTGCGCCAGGCCCTAATTTGTCGAGCAGCTGTGATGCATTACCTTCTAAAGAGGTTTTATGTAGACTCAGTGCCCACCAGCGGTTACCACTATCAAGAGCAATACTAATCTGGCCTGGCCCAGGACTAAATCTGTAGCCGCTCCAGTTGAACTCATCCGTAACAGCCGCAGTAGCAGCAGAGAGACCAGTAATATCAACATCCTTCAGTTCACCAAGGTATTCAGCACCATCACCAGGAGGTGCGTTCTCCAGGACTGTTACACGGTCATCCAAGCCTTCTGTAGCCAGATCCTGTGCATCCTGTTGAGTTTGAACTTCAGCTTTGTAATCCTCTAGCTCTTTAGCGAGTTTGAGATCATTTTCGATACGGGCTGCTCGCTCTGCCCCTTGTGCGTCGTCTTGTCGCTTCTGATCCGATGCAAACGTATCAGGATCAATGCCATCAGATGACTCAAGAGCATCAATCTGAGCTTGCAGGTCAGAGTCACCGCGTTGACGGGCTTCTGATTCCGTCCGCAGATCAGCCTGAATTTTTAGGTCGGCTTCGACTCTGTTCTGTCCCTCAACAAGCAGATCCTGTTCGGTCTTCTCAATGCCTTCGCGGTTGACCTTGACCAGCTCATTCAGACCGGCGTCACCGCTAGCCCGCAAAGCTGATTCTTGCTCAATCAGCTCGCGCAGGCCGGAGTCGTCATAGTCGTTGGGCATCTCAGGGATGTCCAGACCATTGATCCGCGCCAGCAGTTTGTAATCTTCATCGGCGCGAATGCGAGCCTCTTCGACCAGACCGGCAGCGATCTTGGCATCTTCGGCAATGCGTGCAGCCTTCTCGATTTCGTCTGCTTGGCGCAGGTTCTCGGCCTGCGTGGTCAGGCTTTCAATGGCCGCAGCGTTGGCCTCATCGCCTTCCACGCGGAAGGCTTTCTCCTCCTCAATCTTCTCGTTGACACTGACAATCTTGTCTTCGGTCAGGTCGATCTTGGCGTTTAGTGCCTCATCACCTGCGACACGGAAAGCTTTCTCCTCTTCCAGCTTTTCGCGAATGTCGGAATCGTCGTAAGAAGTCCCAGGCTCTAGCTCATCAATCTGTGCCTGAAGGTCGCTGTCGCCCCGCTTTCGTGCCTCTACTTCGGAGGTAAGCTCCGCGTTAATTGCAGCCTGGTCAACACGACCTTTCTTGATCTCAACGTTGGCATCCCTGATTTCATTTTGAAGCCAGGTAATTTGCTCAGTATTAATTGCAAAGCGCTCTTTGATCCACGCATCCTCGTAAGAGGCGGGAGCGTCACATTCCCCGTTTTTCCACGCAGGCAGCTCACAAGTGAAATATTCGTTTTCTACCCCGTTGAGTTCGCTCCATACATAAAAACGAACCAAAGCATTGGGATAGGTAATATCCTGCTTTGGGTCGGTATATTTAAGCCGCAGATGGGTCTCACTGACTGAGCCGTACCACCCAATTGCGTCTAGGTCTGACGGCGGCAGATCGTCAACTTTGCTCCAAGCTGTTGGGTTTGCAATGGCGTCAAGATTGATTTGATATTCCCAGGTGTAAGTAGCAACCGGGTTGGTTTCAAACAGCGGGTCATAATCAAAACGGTCTGATCGCTCAATAACCTTAAACTGCTCAAAATCAATGTATGGCTGGCTTTCCTTGCCGCCACCACTGATTTCAACCCAAGCGCCTTTAGCCCAAATGTATAAAACGCTATCGGCAAAAACCAGTTCACCTTCGTATTCACCTGCCGCAGGTAGTGCGTCAAGGACAGCAACAGGTAAAGCAGTATCCAGGGCCATTAAGCCCGCCTGTAGCCAGTTATTCAGACCTGCCTGATTAGTTAATCCCTTCTTCTCATCAACTACATTTCCGCCAGGTGCATCTACCTTTTTTCTACTGCCCGTGCCTGACAGAGGCAGCGTGCTGGTGGTCTGCATGACGCCAGTGCCGCCGCCAGAACCCCCACCAGAACCACCGCCAGATCCTCCTCCGCTCGTTAGTGCTGTCTGTGGATTGCCTGCGTTAGGAGCACGCATTGCCGTGCCTTTGCCCCAAACACCATTGGCTTTTGGGCCATAAATAGTCCAACTTGATTTGTCGATGATGAAGTCACCATCAGTGCCCTGATCCGGGCGTGGTGATCCCTGACAATTCAGGACGGTGTTTCCAGCCTGGCCAGGTAAGCCTTGGCTACCGATTGGGCCTTGAGGGCCGTCAAGACCTTGCGGGCCTTGGACTCGGCCGCAGTTAATAATGCTGCCATCCGACAGCCCGATAATCAGATCGCCGCTAACGACTGCGGCGCTTGCAACTGAAGTGACTGTCAGAGGGTTCATTACTCAGCGGGCTTGGTGGAACGACGACGGCGAGGCTTGGCCTCTGACTTGGTTTCTGGCTTGGCCGGTTCGGCAATAGCCGCTTGGTGTGGGCTCTCGGGTCGGGGGCGCTGATTAGCGGGCCAACTCAAATGATCTGGTCCTGGAATCCAACAACCCATGTAGTCGAGTTAAGTCACACAACCATCTTAGTCTGGACCGTTGGATCTTCCTCATCTGAATGTGCTTCAGGTCCGAAGCCTTCTTTCTTGATCTTCTCCATGTCCAGCTCCGGAAGACTGCCGTCTTCCTCGAACTGATCGAACCATTCCCGAATCAGTTGGCCGGTCGGTGTTGACTTGGGCCACTGGATAAATTTCAGCGCTTCTTTCTTGTCGCGGAAAATGCGAGAGCTGTTACCAGACCAGACCACAAACGTGATGGCAGGGCCTTCCCTACTTTTGACGCGCTGAATGGACAGCGAGTTTGGAATGTAGAAAACGTCTGGCTTTTTCACTTGCGCTTTTTAGCTGCCATAGCTCGGCTAGGTGAATACTGGAAGTATGGAACATCTGCAGTTCGGATGCACAGGTGGCAACGTGCGGCTAAAGCCCGTCGAGACAAACGTCGGCGGCTTGGGAACCAACTTCAGGTGGAGTGGAGCACAAATGGGACACGTATTCCCGTCCAGGACAGCATTCCAGGACCACGCGGTGGGTTCGAGACCTCGCCACCCAAGCTTTAAGTTTTGGTTGATCTGCCCCCACACAGCCCCGTCCAACGTGTTCTTGATCTGTGCTGAGGCGATATTCGCGTAACTCCCGGTCTTCACCACCGGAACCACCTTCCCGTTGCGCATCGTCAGCCGAAGGATGTTGTTGGCAATAGTCGAGGTTGAATCACCACGAAGCAGCCCAACGTCTACAGCTCTAACAAATTTGTTGAATAGGTCCTTGGCCAAGCGGCCGTTGTAAATCAGGTAGGCCAGCAGCGGCAATTTGGTGCTGTCGATGAATACGTTCTCCAATACCTGCTGCTCGGTCTGTGGCACGAAGCTGGTCGTGTCTAGATCGGCGTAATCCTGCGCGAATTCCTGCACTGGGGCCTCAAGTGCCACCAACTCGGGCACCAGCACCTCCGTAAATCCAGTTACGAAGTCATTGATCAGACGAGGGGCTTCGCGCTGCAGCTGGCGCCATTCGTAACTGCGAAACTCTCCATCAGGGCTCATCCGCTGAACCAGCCTGCGCAAATCCCTCATCGTGGTGAGAAATAACTGCCGGTTGTCTTGGATGATCTGACGTTCGCGACGAGTGGCTAACTGCAGCAGCAAAAGCATGAACTGCTCTTGCTTTTCAGATTCAGTCACTGTGCTTGCCCGGTCTCATTGGAGTGGGCAAGGTTTGCGAGCCGGTCTGGGCACCCTTTGAAGCATCGCCAGTGTTTACACCACCTGCTTCTGCTTGCGCGGATTCCAGAGAACCCATGGCCTCAGCCTGTTCAAGCTGCAAATCAAAATCCTCTTGTACTGCATCCTTAGTTAGCGCTATTTCTTCGTCAATTTCAACGTATGGCGGAATAACTTCCCCTTCCTGGAGAATGCGCAACAGCGTCTCTTGGCTGATCTGGTTCTGCATTTGCAGCTGCAACATCGCAGTGATCTGGTTGCCATCCAGCAGCCGGTTGGTGAAGTCCTGAGGAATTGACACCACAGGGGGCTCAACTCCGGCGTATTTGCCTGCGATCCGCAGCATGTCTTGCACGGTGCGGGCCAGATCTTCGGACACCAGCGCCATGATTGAGTCCGAATCGATCCGGTCCAGGCGCTTGGCCTCGGCTGCGGCGTTGGTGACGTTCTGCTTGGCCAGCACGCTGACGCCCAGGCTGCGGATCTGTTCCTCAAGGGTCTGCAGGCACTTCAGCTGGGAGTCGTAGGCATCGCTGGTGGGTTCCACGTACATCGCGTTGCCGTCTGGAGGCAGCAGCACAGCTGTGTTGACGCTCAGCCCCAGGTCCGTGCTGTTATCTGGGTCGAACCCTTGCAAACACAGGATTGGCTGGCTACCGACGTGGATTGAATGGTGATAATCACAGAACCGCTGGGCATAGGCCAGGTTCAGCTCAGCCACCTCGACCATCGGAGGCTTGCTCACCAACGTGGCGATGCGGTTGCTGTAAACCGTCGTCAGTGGGATCTCGTCGATGCTGGTGGTGCCGCCCTCGACCAGATACCAGCCCGCTTTCAGGTTCAGCTGCTTATTGGCGTCCCGGTAGCGATAAACCATGTACTTACCGGGGGTAAGTACCCGAATCTGCTCGTAGATTTCTTCGCCAAACTCACCCTCTGGGACTGAAACTCGTTCGCTGTAGCGAACCATTGTCAACGCTGATGTCGACCGGTTGCCTTCTGTTCGCCACCCGCGAATCTGTTGACAGGGAACTGAGACCAGATATGGCTTCCGGCCTCGTCTCAGTTCCTCTGCCAGCGTCGTCGGGGGATCTTCGGCGCTGTAATCCACCAAAACACTGCTATGCCCAAATAGCAATGAGTCAACAAGCGTCTTTCTGCAGAATTCGTTGAGGGAAGTGCCGTCGCCGGTAACGTCAGTTACCCATTCCCTCCAATAGGCTTCGTCGCCACCTTCGAGGTGAATGCCACGGCGCAAAATTGTGCCCGCTGCTTGGCTGGCCAGACGCTGCAAAAACGGTGGCAACGTGGCGTGGAAAATGCGCCGGTTGTAGGCATCGTCATCCTCGCGGGGCTCACGGGGAATTAAACGCTCGGCGTATTGACGTAAGCCATCCGTACCCGCCACACAGATATTGATTGGATCCCAATAGCGCATCATCTCCAGCACGGATCCGTTCCGGGCTGCTGGATCTTCGGGCGCGGCCTGAGCGCTGCTGTAGTTGTCTGGCCCACCCGTTGGGGTGTATCCGCCCGGCTTTATGTAATTGCCGGTTGAGCCGACAACGTCCGGGTAAGTAGAGCCGCTGCTGGTCATGTTCGTATTCTATCTGCCTTAATACACTCTGATCGAAGAGCCTCCGGCGGTCCAACGTCTTAGTGGCGCGAGATAATGAATGGCATAGCCCAGGGCATCAACGGGTCCAGATACATCATCTTTACCGCCAATTCCCTTTTCTGGCTTTCCTGTCTTCGAGTAAGCCTGGGTTTCCATGCTCTTGATCAAGTATTTGCAGGAGTTGTGGACCTTTAGCCGGTTCGCCAGGAGTAGAACGTTGATGCTGTTAATCCTGTCTTCGATTGCGGGGTTGCTGTTCTGCGACTTCACCACGAAGCCCCCCTTTTTGAGCAGCGACAGGTCTGACTCGGCTGCGTTGGTCGTTGACCTCTGACGACTGGCCGCGTCGGGGATGACTACCAGATTCCCATTAGCGACGTGATCGGGAAACTTCTCCTGTAGGAACTTGACGGTGGCTGGTGTGTCCTTAGGGTATGCCTCCCCGACAATATGGAATTCGTCGCCTCGCCGGACGATGAACATACAAAAACAGGCTCCGACGTTGAAATCAATTCCTGCGAAAATGCGGTCTTCCCGGGAGATTTGTTCGTCCGTCCAATGAATATCACGGTCGAACGGATGGTAGACACGTACTGAAGAAAGCAGCGTGAATTCGCCATTAACGTAGCTTGCAACAAGAGCGGGGTCATAGTTTTGGTAGAGCGATTCGACGAAACCCGCTGGGAGATGAGGGTTGTCGGTCGTTTTTGCTTTAATTAGGCGCCGGTCTGTGTTATCAGCTCCCTCGACAAATAAGTTATACATAATCTTGTATCCTTCAGGCGTTGATGCCATCGACAGCTGCGGTGTGTGACCACCACGGAGTCGGGCTAAGAACATCTCCACTGCCTTTTGTGATACTTCCAGGGGAGAAGTATCAATTTCATCGACGTAAATCTTGCTAAGGTTTTGTCCACGAATTCGGTTCCATGTTTCTGTGGCTCTACATAAAAGTGTGGTGGATCCTGCGGGTGTGTGGATCACATACTCGGGCTGAGGAGATACTCGGAAGTCATGCTCGATCTCCATCTCCTCTAGGAAGTCGTCGAAGCTCCGCATCCAAACGTCCCTGAGCAGGATGTGGGTGGGCTCGAAAACCGCCATCACCGTTCCGGCGTTGTGCATGGCGTCGTAGACAACCTTGCAGCACAGAGCCCTGGTCTTACCAGCACCGAAGCCCGCGCATAGGCCCAGGATCAGGGTGTCGCTGTCCTTGACGAAGTCTTCCTGGGCCGGGAGGAGGCCCGTGGTGATCTTTTCGATGAACTCCTCTGG